TGTTGTGGTGGACAATCGTAGTTATGGAAATGCTTATCTCACCTCTTTCCGCCGAAAATAGATTTCTTTCGTCATTTATATCAGCTTACAACTAGTAAGCTGATTTTTTTATCAGCAGCGAAATACCCGTTGCCTGAATTATTGAGAAAAAAGAACGGTAGCTCTGGCAACGGGCTACCGTTCTTTTTCTTATAGAGCGTGTCTAGTGTGTGATTCACTGATACGCTGTTCAGAAAAAGAATCCGTACATTAACAATTCGGACAACAATAGCAAACTCTATCATCGTTAGAATAAGTAAACTGGCCGAAGAAATGATTTGTAGCGGCTGCAGAGAACATAAGCTAACGATGAAGCTAAAAATATGACTTCCAGTGTTGTATAGGTGAGTGTATTCCCACCTTTATATTCAAAATCTTTTGGCAGAATGTAAATTATGCACTCACCTACTCAGCACTGAAAGTTGAAAAATGCACCTGTAAACAAAAACAACAAGCGAAAGCGAGGATAATAAGATGAATAAGAGATTCAATCTAAAGCAAATTGTAGAAACCATGAAAACGATTATTATCGTAATGCTTATTGCACTGCCTATCGGATTTTTTCTAGGTATTCAATACCAAGAGAGCAAATCCGAACAGCAGCAAAAAGCATTGACCAAAATAGTTCGCGAATTAAAACAAAATCAGTAGCTAATGTGGCGGCTACTGCTTCTAAGGGTAGGCCACAGAAATCAGTGACTGTCGAACCAACCGTATTACAGCCAAAATCAGCTGTACCAGCGGGCTGCGAATTGGTTCGACAAGAGCTGGTTAAATATCCAGGTTGGAACACTAGCTTGATGATGGCTATCGCCAGAGCTGAAAATAGAGGCTGCGACCCACTGAATCACAACCTAACCAATACCGAAAATCATAGAGTGTGTATCGGCAGTTACGGTGTTCTGCAGGTTGGCTGCGTACATTTTCGTCCTGACGAAAACAGAAACGATACGGCAACTGTTGTAAAAGTTGCATATCGAGTTTGGCAAAGTCAAGGATATACAGCTTGGACTAACTACCGAAACGGTGCGTATAAGGAGTTTTTACGATGAATAGTAAAACAACAAGCCTGTTAGATAATTTTGAGCTGAAATATGAACGGTTAAAAAGCGAGGATTATCTAGCAAGGCGGGCTAGCAACTGGCGCACTCGTATGAAGCGGCGCAAGCAAAGAAAGGAGAGGGTGCGTGTACATAAGAGCAACGCATAAGAAGTTTGACATAAACGACATACGATCTACCGCGTCTTGCCCTGAATGCCAGTCAAAGCACCTGATGCTTTCCCGAGGAAGGCTATCCTGCCGTAATTGCGGTGTAGAGATTGGTAGAATCGGGAAAACCAACAAGTACGGCGCTAAGCGTACGGAGATGAACGGTAAGATATACGATTCAAAATTTGAAGCGCAAGTGGCTGCAGACCTAGAGGTTGAGAAAAAACTTGGCCAGATAAAAGACTACGACACGCAATATCGAATTGAAGGTTGGGTATACGACGAAAACGGTAATAAAGCATTCCCCTACCGGCATAAAGTAGACTTCAGGATCCACAACTTAGATGGCTCGTTTACTTTACGAGAAGCTAAGGGAGTGGAAACCGACGACTACAAGTGGCGGCGGAAGATATTAGAGAATGTTTGGTTGCCTGCTCATCCTGATTACACATACGAGGTAGTATTCCAAAAACGCAACAAACGAAGTTTTAAGACTTCGCGACAATAACAACTAATAATCTGGTGCCTGATTTTACGCTGGTTTTCCTGTTTAACAGTGTATATGGGTTAAATGACTAAAATTTAAGATTCTTAATTACTTTAGATATTGGTACAGTTCTCAAATTCTAGTAACAGCCAGAGTCCACCCTAGGAGGTGAATAATGAAACTAATCGTAACAATTGATCATAAAGGTAGTGAGATATCAGGATATATCACTTCAGACACTAACAAAGAGAATATTGTGGCAGAAGTCTGGAAAGGTATCCAAAAACAACTAGAAGAAAAAGGTTATAAGATAGTCACTCTTTCGGTAGAGGAGTATAAGGAGAAGTAAGTTATGAAAAAACCAGTAGCTGAAGTGAATATCAAAATATTTAAAAAAGGCAGGAAATACTGTGGTGAAACCAAAATTGGTATGAATTCTGATGATCCAGAATTAGTTTTAGCTATTTTAAAAGCTCTTGATGACATATCAGCTAGATTTGCTAAAGACAGCGCAAAGGAACTAGCGAAAGATGTTTTGAGAAATATTTTAGAAGACGAAGACCTAGAGGAGCTTTTTAAGGAAGATGAAACGATATAAACTACTTAAAGATTTACCAGGAATTGAAAAAGGCACTATATTGTCGGAAGGCAAGTCGATTTTTGGTGCAAGGACACTAATAACTAAAAATGACGTAGGTCCTATTTTCATCAGTAATGATCTTACTGAAGGGCTCTTCGAGGAAATCCAAGAACCGACAGATAGTATTCACTGGAAACCTAGAATCGGCGATAGGTGTTTTATTCTTGAGAACGCCAACATAAGACCAACATCTTATACCGGAATACTACACGATTACAATGCTTGGCGTACTGGCAAAATATATCGCACTGAAGAAGAATGCGAAAAAGCTTGCGACCGTGAACTAGCCGAAGTCAGACTACGCCGAACTTCAACGTTTAAACCAGATTTCGAGAATGATAAAGGTGGGTGGATTGTTGTCTATAACTACCGACACCACGAGATGTCCGCGCAATATGTTAATTTCGAAGACGCTGGTGAACCTGTACGCTATGAGACCAAGGAAGAAGCCGAAAGGTCTATCGAAGAAAACCGAGAAGACTGGTTGATTTATTTTGGAATCGAGGAGGAAAGATGAAAGAATTTAGTATTCCAGTAAAAATAACCTTGGACTGCTATTTATCAGTAAAAGCCGATAATCAAGATGAGGCTTACGAAGTCGCTGATGACACTATGTACTGGGCATACCAAAATGGCTCACCAGAGCAACATAAAGACTTGTCTATTCTAGGTTGTGAGATAGCAGTAGATGGTGAAGATATAGATTTAGACGAGTGGAGAGACCCGTCCGATACAGATTCGTAAATATGTACTCTACAGGTGACCTGAGCAAGTCGGTAAGCTGCTTAATCGGGTACAAATTGTACCCAGTTGAAAACCAATTTCGTCACTTGTCGAAAATGGTTTAGAACATTAACAATTCAACCGTATAACTGGATAGACAATTGTAGCTTAACTGGTAAAGCCGCACTGCAGCACGTGTACGTACGCAAAGGTGGTTCAAATCCACCCGATTGTCTATTCAACTGGACAGATGATATGCACATCCTTTCTTAGGGCGCGCCAACCCACCCCGGCGCGTGACCGAAAAATCGTGAAACGTTGTGAGTCAGTTTTTAAACATTTTCAATGCGGTGCAACGTGTATCGTCTGTTCAACTGGTAGCATCAGTACCTTCAAACGACCAACGCCAAAAGGCGCAAATACTGTAGCGCTGGTGCTATCAAATGGCAATATCAGTGTCTAAGCCTTTTATTTGCTTATAGAATTGAGCGCAGGTGGAAATCGGCTCAATCTGGTGTTGTCACTGGCTATATAAGTGGCGGAATAGGTAGACGCTATCTTGAAAATAAGTACCTAATCATGAGCTTGGGGGTATCTGCTTATTGATAGAAAGCTTCGTAGCATGTGATGTGACTTTACGAAACCTAATTCCCTCGAATGTGAGGAAATTAAAATTCAGCAAATCATCACCTTGTATAGCCGATACTGGCAATAGTTGAAGCATCTGCCGTAACGAGACAGCTCTGCGTGCGAGGTTGTGTACCAAAGTGTTAGCTTGACCGTCAGGAATTAAAAGAAGCAGCCTTAAAGTATCCACCGCTCTTGCCAGTACCAGTTATGCGGTTGAACCCGTAGAGCGTTTTATCTAAAAAACACGCTCTACGGGTAAAATATGTAAACAACATACATGTACTTTACATATTTTTGACATTAGAAATAGAGGAAAAATCAATGGAAACATTTGAACTATGCAAAAAGCTACATCAACTAAAGCCTGATTGGCAACCTATTACTGCCTGCAGATATACAGTCAAGTTCAAGGCTAGTGAGCCACGTATCTATCCTGAGGATGCAAATCGACCCTGCTACGATTGGGCGCCAGAGTACACACTGGAATATTTGTTGGATAAGTTGCCAGATGCTATTGAGAGCAAGCTCGGTCTTGGCGCACTAACACTATCCAGTAGACGAGGACAGTATAGAGATGGTTGGATGGTGTTTTATGGAGATGACGAAGGATGCTCAGTGGACGCTAGCCTAGTCTTTGCTGCAGAAGCTCCGCTAGACGCCGCGTTAAAACTAGCCATAATAATGGCAGAAAAGGGATTGGTATAGAATATGATGTCAAAGGATGTGTACGAAGAAGACTCTGTTCTGGTGATCGTAGGGCTAATAATCCTAGTGTGTATTATATTCTTCGCTGTCAAAATGGAAGAAAACAATCCAAGCCTGTCTCGAGATGAAATTTGTCAAAAGCATTTTGGTAAGGACTATGTTTACCAAAATGGTGGTCGTAGCGCAGATTTTTGTGTAGGAGATTCAGGTATACCAAAATATCCTAAAACCTGGAGTGAGAGAAGAGGAGATTATTAAGGCGGAGGATGTGCTATGGCAAAACTAAAACTCAATGACGTAGTTCAATTCAACGAAAATCACAAATGGTGCGGTGCTTTAGGGATTGTGAGTGAAATTAAAGAATTAGAAAATGACACAAAATATCTGATTGGTGTGCCGATTCCCGAAGCAGCTAGTGTTAGCACTGCCTATATTTTCGTTATGGCAAGCGAGATGGCATTGGAGCGAATTGGTGTAGCAGAGTTAGGAGAAAGTGGCAGGAGTGAGAATGAAAACTGATTTTAGTTCATCTAATAATAGTTGGAGCGATGTAGCTATTGTCGCAATAATAGCGTTAGTAGTTGTTACTTTCTTCGTCTTACTTGTCAAGTGCGCAGATAAGATGTCCAATCAGTTAAATGAAAAGGATAACTCTTACGCTCGTTGCAAATCAGCTGGTGGCGAGATGGGCTACTCAAAATGTTACAAGAATGGAAAGGAAATATGAGAGGTAAAAGCTATAACAATGGAATGTAGGAAAGGACATCAAATGAAAAAAATAGAAAAGATAGACTACTTACAGGAAAATCACTTGCGTGAGTGGGTAGAAACTCGTGCAAAGGTAGAGCAAGAGCTGTCAGACGCTCATGATATTTTCTGTGAATGTGGACATCTAGCAACTGGAGGTCATGAATCTGGCTGCCACAAATTCAAAAATAAAATTATGAACGAGACGATAAAACGACTGGCTCACCTGTTATCTGATGAAAGGAAATCTAATGCGTGAAATAAAATTCAGAGCCTGGGACAACCTAGAAAAAAGAATGCGCAAAGTCGTATCTCTGCATTGGCAAGGCGACAAACTTGTATCAGCTAGACTTGAGGGCGAGAATGAGCCGATTCCGATTGAAGGGCGGTTAGAAATTGAGCAGTACGCAGAACCTATCCTTGCTGGCAGGTTAATATGCGAGAACGATATCGTCGTAGACAATCTAAGTCTAAACGCTCATCGAGGTGAAATAGCCTACCTCGTCACTTTGGAAGCTGGGGCGTTTTGGTATAAACCGTTGAGGCGTCTGAAAGGTAGTGGCGGTTTTTCTCGTGATAGCAAACTGGCTGCTTATGAGCATATACATTATAAAACTATTGGCAATATTCACGAAAACCCTGAATTGCTGGAAGAGAAACATGAAGATTTATAAACTCTATGCTGATTCAAAAGATAGAAGACTCAATTTTCAAAAGCTAAACAGAAATATCTTATCCATATTAAATAAAGACGAATATCAATATATTATTTACGATTATAAACATGAGACACCGGTACTGAATTATGGTGTTGCAGTATTTAAAGGCACTAATGGAAAGTTTGCGGTTACATGGTTAATAAATTGTAATTTTTGGAATCCGTCCAGCAGCGAACCGCCAGAGGGTTGTGGTCCAAAATGCACCTATTCGTTGCAACGGGTTATGGATGCATTAATTGTAAGGTATCTGTATGAAGCTGATCGGTGCTTATTCAGCAATTATGATCTTGACTTTATGCAAGCTATCCTTATTAAGCGGTGTATAGACAACGTACTAAACAAATTAAATGAACTGGAGAATAAGTAGTCTATGCAGACAATCCTAGACCCGTGCTGTGGTGGTCGTATGTTCTATTTCGAGAAAAACCATCCGAACATATTATACCTCGATAAAAGAAGTGAGGTAGTTGAGATGAAAGACCGCGGGACAATCCGAACGCTAAACATCGAGCCCGACTACATTGCCGACTTTACCAATCTAGACGAGCCTAACAACTCTTTCAATTTCGTTGTTTTTGACCCGCCCCACCTCATCAACTGCGGCAAGAACAGCTGGCTTGCTAAGAAATACGGCAAATTAGATAAAGATACCTGGCAAGAAACTCTGAGCAAAGGCTTGAGCGAATGTCTACGTGTCGTAAAGCCTGGCTGCGTCGTCGCTATGAAGTGGAGCGAGCGCGATATCAAAACCACTGAATTACTAAAAATATTACCTCAGAAACCAGCTTTCGGCGATAAATCTGGAATGGCACGGTGGCTGTTTTTTGTGAAAGGAGCTGAGATATGAATATAGATACGTCTAGGGTTGATTGTGCAATGATAAGAGAGATTCTGAACAGACTATTGAAAGAAGCCATTATCGTTGATGGAGACCCTCGAATAACACACCCATCTGCAAACGACCACGTGGATTATACGCTACCATCAGGATCTATTAGGATTAACCGAGACCAGGTGGAACGGTATTGTGTACTGATAGACTATTTAATTCGCCAGGAACGGTTGGAAGCTGTTAGGTCAGAACTAAACGATATTCTCGACGGTTGGGATGTAAGATATTTTCACGATCGAAATGCTTTGGAAGACAGACTAATCTGTTACAGCCGTGAACTCCAGGGTTTGTTTGAAGAGCAGGGGGCGCTAGAGAGAGGGTGGCGTCGTGATGATTAAGGATCATCGCTATTGTTACGACGCCAAAGGCGACATAAAAGTGTTTCATTAATAGAGGTTAAATATGAGTACTAAAATATCCGACCAAGACCAAAAATGGTTAGACGAAATAAATAAACTGTCAGAAGAAGGTATCTCGATAGCAAAACGTTCAAGTATGGAATCTGCTGAATATGTAGACCTATTACTGAGCAACTTCGATGATAAGAGTTACTGTCAAATGGTAATCGACCAGCACGCAGTAGAGGCGGCTATCGGACAATACTTTGCCGACGTTATTGCTCCTCTCTTTTTCGATATGCAAAAGGTGCTACGGAAGAAAACTAAGATGAGTAAGAGTAACGCCGAAACATGTGCCAGGATACATGTAGGACGATTCATTCGCAACATTGTTAAGGAGTTAAATAAGAGAAATGACTAAGAGTGAATCGAAACAATCTATCGAGTATGACGAGATACTTGATGAGCTGCCCAAGAAGAGGAGATGGTTCTTTAGAGGAGGAAGTAAACTTAAGAGACCGCGTAAAGCGGTCCTTTTTAAAAGATAATCCGCCCAACGAGTGAGCGGATTAGAGCTTATCGCAACCAAAACCATAAGCAAGGTTGGCTGCTTATCATAGAGACGCTTACGCGGGACTATGACTTTTACTAGCGACTAAACTAGTAGCTTTACTGTAGCATTATTTTTCAGCCTTGGCAATATCTGCAATCACCAATCTGCGCAAGTATTCGCTAATCGTCAAATTCAGTTCAGCAGCACGATCAGTTATAGCTTTGTGATCACTTTCTGAGACTTTAATATGGATGCGTTTATTCTTCATGCTACAAAATCCTATTCTGATACTCTAACACGTCCATCAACTCAAGTAGCGTGATGATGTAAATATCGTTAGTATCTCTATCTTTTGAGAACTCAGCCTTGTCGGCGTCAATGGCTGCCTGCTCTTCAGCGTCGTTATCGTCGTCATTATTGATGACGTGATAATCTTTGACGAAATCGTCTTCAGGATCACACCATACTGCCGCAAACGTCTTGCTACCGTAAAGCTCAATATCTTCGTTGACCTCGCTCATAAGGTCTTCGCTGTCAAACGATATGTTATGTTCGCGATTGAACCTCATGCGCTTTGTGAGCTGCTCTAATCCGTGCTTCATATTTTATCCTTATTCTCTATCTTTCGTTATTGTTTCAATCGTCGCATCTCTGCTAGTGCTGTATCCATACAGAGTAAACAACTTGCTTCTCACTAGATGCTCAGCAGTCTCCTCCAGCTCACCGTCAATTATTGCGCAATATTCAGGCAAAACCTCTGCGTCTATTGCAATTTCGATTTCTTGTGTTGGTTGGTCGCCCACGTGCCACCAAATTGTATAGTTTGTCATTTTTATTCTCCTTCCGAGAAATTAGTTTAGTCGCTAGCTAGAGAATTGTGCTGTCGCGCCTTGTGATTTCTTTGCGCCGCTTCTTATCTAACTGTCCTCAGTATAGCAAACGTGTGTACGTTTGTCAACACTTTTTGTGAACTTTTTTAAAATAATCTTTACAATGTTTATGTTTTCTAGTATATTATTAGTTATAAGTGGGTTCTAGCTGTTACATTCTGCAGAGCGAGGATGTAAATGGCAAAAAAAGTCTCTAAGGCTAAACCTGAATCTTCTAAAGTACCACCGAAGAAAGCGCCAAAGAAAAATGGACGCCCTTCAAAATATACCGACAAATTGGCGGACAAGATTTGTAAGATGATTGCCCTTGGGCAATCGGTCCGTTCTATTTGCGCAAAAAAGGATATGATCTCAATGCAGACGTTTTTTCGCTGGCTGCGAGAAAACGAGAAGTTTCGTGAGCAATACGCGCACGCGTGCGAGGAGCGGTCGTATATGCATGCTGAAGAGATTATAGAGATTGCTGATGACGCTACCAATGATTATATGGAGCAGCATGATGAATCTGACGAACTAACAGGCTATAAACTGAACGGTGAAAATATACAGCGATCACGCCTGAGAATCGATACCCGTAAGTGGTTGATGTCTAAACTAAATCCAAAAGTTTACGGCGACAAACTGGACATGACAACAAATGGTAACGATATAGGAGTGACGCTAAGTGCAAGCCAAGCCGAGCAGCTGCTTAACGCCAGAGCAAACAGTCGGGATTCTTAGAGAAATTGCCGAGAACGGTTCATTTGCTGAGTACTGTATTGCTATTGATCCGAAATATCAGCTGGAATGGTTTCATGCTGAGATTGCAAAGGAGTTGGAGCGTGGCTATCGGCGGCTAATGGCAGGTGAAGATGTTCGTCTGATGATATTCATGCCTCCACGACATGGCAAAAGCGATACGGCCACGCAGAAGTTTCCATCATGGGTGTTGGGCAAGAGTCCAAATATTCCAATTGTCGTATCATCATATTCTGCTGAGCTAGCCACCGACTTTGGACAAAAAACTAGGGATATAATGCAGTCAGATACGTACAGTGCCATGTTCTCAACACGACTACGTGCAGACGCTCGTGCGAAAGGTCGCTGGATCACCAAGGAAGGCGGCGGATACACCGCAGTTGGTGTTGGCGGTGCATTGACCGGACGAGGCTTTAAGATTGGTATTATCGATGACCCATTCAAAAACCGAGAAGAAGCAGATAGCCCTGTAATCCGTGAAGCACGTGACGGCTGGTATAAATCAACATTCTCTACACGAGAAGAAGGTAATTCAATGGTCGTATTTATTCTTACGCGTTGGCATGATGACGATTTAGCGGGGCGCGTGATACAAGCCTCACGTGAAGCGAGATTGCGCGGCGAACCATACGACGACTGGAAAATCATTGAATACAAGGCTATCGCCACTGAAGACGACGAACATCGCAAGTCAGGCGAAGCTCTATGGCCAGCAAAGTTTTCGCTTGAGAAACTGTTAAAAAAGCGTGCTGAGATGGGCAGTTACGAGTTCTCGGCACTTTATCAGCAAAACCCAATTGACGAAGAGAATCGCAAGTTCAAGCAGGCGTGGTACAAATACCGCGAATTTAGTAAGGTGTTGCAACTTGATACCTACAATGTCATGACCATTGACCCGCGAGGTACGGATGACGTGAAGCAGGGTACTGACTATATTGGTATCACCCTCAACTTTATCGATCGTGAAGGCAAATGGAACGTGATATGTTATCGGACAAAACTATCAGCAACAGACCTGGTTGATCTTATGTTTACGAATTGGAAGCGGTACAACCTACACAAGATTGGCATCGAGGACAACCAGTTCACTCAAGCCCTGAAGTCGGTTTGGAATGAGGAGATATTGCGACGCGGTGTCTACATGGATGTCGAGCTACTGAAGCACGGCGGACATAACAAGGCATTGAGAATTGAAGCTCTAGTCCCACGGTACGAACGTGGCGGCATCTACCACATTAAGCATGGTGACACGAATTTCTGCAAAGACCTAGAAAGTGAACTCAGCATGTTTCCGAAAGCCACCAACGATGATGCAAGCGATTCATTAGCATATCAAGTACAGCTGGCGCAGCGCCCAGAAGACGACGTCGGCAGCGGTGAAGCGTATAATCAATCGCTTGCGGATAGAGACGTAACGGCAACATGGAATTAAGGAGGGAATTATGAAAAAGTTTGTACCAGAGTTTGGCAAAGTCAAAGAGAAAAAACAACTTAACGAGAACACGACGGTTGAAGTTGAGAAGAACTATCAGAATCGCAGCGTTATCGGTACGAAGTTGCACTATGAGGAGCGTTTTCGCGTTGGGTCTATGGCGGAGGCGCGGGATAAGGTCGATGAATTAGCGATGCGGATTGAGAAAGACGAGGGACTAGTTAATCCGTCAATCCGCTATGACGGCCGAGCAAAAATGTTATACAAAGGCTCATTCGATGTTGTCTTTGAATATACGAGAATCAGAGCATAGCAAGGGACATTTCCCCAATAAACATAATTGTGATATAATACAAGCGTAAACCACTGAAAAAAACCAGAGTTTACTGCAAATAACAGTAATCTTTGGAGTAATCAGTGGCTTTTTCTTTTCTAACAGAGAAAAACATCTTTGACCTATACGGTACTGCTAAAGAGCAGACCGAACTGCTGACCGAGCCGTTTTCGGAGTTTTCTCGCATTGCCCGAAATAAGCCACACCCAAAAATCCCGAAGGCATTTCCGAAGACTACCGACGGCACAGCATCTTCAATCATCATCAAATCGCCGCGCCGCACGATTCAGCAGCTACCAACCGGCGTCGTTAGTACTGTCGATGAAAACAGTCCATGGCCGATTATCGCCGAGTTTACCTACCTAGAAAAAATCCTGCCTAATGCCAATACTGAATACGACTTGATTCATAAAAGCTGGATGACAGTAGAAGGCGGCGAGACGTTTGGCGCGCAGGGTGTGTACACGCCAATGCTATATAACGACGACGAGCTCCTGCCAGACTACCTAATCGTATCGTGGCGGGATATTTTCCTCCAGCCAGGTAAGAAATCTGCTAGCGATTGCAGCTATGTATTCATGCGTTCATGGTGGCAAGAGGCTGACGTCGAGCAGCTCATCAACGCCGAGAGCGAACGCCGACACAAAGCTAAGGAAGAGAATGCAGAGTATGAGCCGTCATGGGACTTGGAAGCTTTAGAAGAAATCAAGGATGCCATCATCAGCAAAGACGACAAAGCACAGAACGAAGCTGAGCAGGAACGGTCGCTTGACCCGTCAGGTATTGAAATTGTGACTGGTTTTCAGGTTGGTGTTGGTGCAACGTTCTATACCTTCAATCCTGCTACTGAAAAGATTGTGCGACGTAAGCAAAATAAAGACCCACGCGGTAAGATACCTATCTCTTGGTATTTCTACGACGCCGATGGTGCCAACCCGCTTGGACGCAGCGTACTGGAACTTATTGGGCCTCTGCAGAATCTGATTGATGGCGATATGCAGGCATATCAATACAACCGCGCCGCAGCATTGCAGCCGACCGTGAATGTGTTTGGCAACGTCAACGAACGGCGACTCAACTTTGGAGCTAACGCCGTCAATAAGATTCAGGATCAAAACGCACGCATCGAGGTGATGAATGTCGATACGACTGCTTTGCGTGAATACCCAAACCTGTACGGTCTGCAAAAGTCACAAATGCTCAACCTGGTCAACAGTCCAGACACCTCAATCAGTGCTGAGGTTGGCAATCCTGGCTTTGGCAAGACACCGCAAGCTCTCAAGACTCAACAAGCACAGCTATCCATTGATGATAACGCCCTCCGTAAAGGCTTTGAAGCATTCTTCGAAGAATGGAGCGAGACAGCTATCAACCTGTATTTTGCTGAGCGTAACGGTATAGAGAAAATGCAGCTTGATGATGAAACGGCCGAGAAATTGCGAGCATTGGAGCGTGATGGCCACAGTCTGGACGGTGTTGAGCTAGATGAAAATAACGTAGCAACTATTGATTTCTCTAAAGCACAAGGCGTATTGAAGTTTAAGATTGATGCCTCAACCACCAAAGTCAACAGTGAAGCGGCACAGCTTGATGCGCTGAAAACCCTGATTCAGACATTGGACTCTAGCCAATCACTCAACCAAGTCGTACCAATCAAGAAAAAGCTGGCAGCGTGGAATGCAATCGTCGCCAACTCTGGTATCGACGGACTGGATGAACTGAAGGTTACTGAGGAAGAGATGGAAGAAATGCAACAGATGCAAGCACAGGCAGCACAGCCGATGAATCAGACTGAGAGCGAGGCGCCAGAAGCTGAGATAGAACAGCCTACTGAGGCAGTAACAGGCGAGACCGCGCCGGTAGAAATGTCAACTGAGCCACAGGAAGCCGCTGAACAGAGCCTAATCGATGAATTGCGCCAAATTGGTACGCCAGAGAATCTAATCGCCGAAGTACCGAGCATGGTTGAAAAAGGCTTTACAGAGGAGGAGATAATCACCTCCATTATAGGCGTCATCCAGAAAGAAGAGGATGAATAATGGAAGACAATCTATACCCACGTAGTACCGAGTACTTTGTGCCAAATGCTGACATGGATGAGCAGCGCGAAAAAGCCAAGCAGGCAGAGGAAGAGGCTACAAAAAAGGATCTACATAAGTTGCAGCAAATTGTAGACCGATGGAATGAGCGGATTGATTTCTACAAGTCAGTTGATGCTATCCCGAATGAAGCTGTTACCGACAAAGAGCAGGTATCGATTTACATGCTGGCGCACAAGGAAGTTGTACGGATTTTACGACAAGAAAGGAGCGAATTGGAAAACATTATCAACTCTATTTAGAGAGGTACGTTGCTTTGGTTGGCTAAATCTTCGCTAGTAGCTAACCAAAGGAGCGCATCTCACGCAGCCCAGGTTCGTCACCTGTAATCGACGTCAAAATAATGTAATGAGAAGGAGGGTGCTATGCCGCAAGCAGAAGCGGAAAGCCAAGAAGTCGTAAATACTGAGGTAGAGCAGGAGTCTACCCAAGCTGAGTCGACGGCAGCTGAAACGAAAAACTCTGAGGCTTCGAGCGAGCCAGACACCAAAGCGGTTATTTCAGATAGCGGCGAGGTGGTACGTGTCAAAGTCGATAAGTCCAAAGAAGACGAGTCTGAGGATAAGTCAGACGACGACCCGAAGCCGAAGCGGGGTAAGGAAGCCCGTCAAGAACAACTAGAACGCGATTTAGACGAAGAAAATCGAGCTATCCGCGAATTAGTTGCCAGGCGAAACCAAGCAAGAGCTTACCGCCAGCAGTTGGAGCAAGAGCAGGCACAGCAGTATCAGGAAACACCGCCTGAGATGCAAGGCCAGTCGCTACCAACATTAGAGCAGATTATGCAGACGGAGAATCCAGAAACTGGAGATTTCTTCACTGAATTTGAAGCTAAGGCGGTGTTGCAAAACCTACAACTACAGCAGCAGCTAGTGGGTATGCAGCAGGCTCAAGAGCAAGCGGCTTACGAAGCCCAAGTCAGTGCATCAATTAATGGCATGTCGTCAGATGCTGAACGGGCACTCAAGGACTTTCCAGAGTTCGACCCAGAATCTGATGAATATGATCCGGAACTTGATGCTGATGTAGATGAATTCCTACAAGGAATGCTTATCTACGACAACGCTGGCAATATTGTTGGTTCGCGCGAGAGTATATATCAACTATATCAGTCATTCCATAAGGCGAGAGGTAAGGGTGCTAAACGAACGGTGATAAACGATGCAGGTGATTTCCGCGGTAGCGGTGCCCGAGTCGAGAAACCGTTCGAGAAGATGTCCACTAAAGAGATGGAAGCTTATCTTCGCCGAAAGGGACATGACGTTTAAGAAAGGCTATAAAGATGGCAACAAACACGACCGCAACACTTTCCGCCGAGATGATCCAGTACCTGGAAAAAACATTCTTGGAGCGTAGTGAAGCGCGCACGATTCATGCTGAAGGTGCGAAAAAGAAAACCTTGGAGAAGAACAGCGGTACAACCGTTACCTTCACCAAACGTTCACCATTCGCGCCGGCGACTACACCGCTCGTGGAAGGTGAAAACCCGCAGGACGACGAGATCAAGAGTAACAAGGTTACTGCTACTCTAAAGGGTTACGGTAAATGGACAAAGGTCTCGAGTATGCTGTATAACACATCAATCGATCGTGAGATGAAAGAAACGATTGAAATGATGGGGCAAAACGCAGGCGAGACAATCGACGCATTGGTTCGCAATGTACTGCACCAAGGCGCAACCGTTCAGTTTGCAAACAAGAAAAGTGCATTAACTGGTATCACTGATGACGACATCTTGACTGTCGCAGAAGTTCGCAAGGCGGTCCGCACGTTGAAGAAAAACAACGCGATGGTCTACCCTGACGGCTATTTCTTGGGTAAGGTTGGTCCAGATACTGCCTACAACATCACCGGCGATACTGCATGGGTTGATGCTCAGAAGTATACTGGCCGTCCAGAACTGTACAAGGGCGAGTTGGGGCGCTTGCATAAAGTTCGCTTCATCGAGGCATCGAGCAATCAGATGGAGGAGAGCAGCACTAAGACTGTTTACTCAAACTTCATCCACGGTCAAGAGGCATTCGGCGTAGTGGACTTGGCAGGTAGCGGCTTGAAGAAGATTATCATCAAGATCAGCGACAAGGGCGATACCTCTAACCCACTCAACCAATTCATGACGGTTGGTTGGAAGGCTGAAGCGTTTGCAGCAGCAGTGCTTGATCCAAAGTGGATCATCAACGTTAAGACGGGTGCTAAGGACTAGCAACCATTAACCGGGGCGGTGTGAGCCGCCCCGCCAAAGAAAGGAAATAACATGGCAGAGAAAACTCCACCGAAACCAGAGCCGGCTAAAGCGGAAACTCCAAACGACATGGAGGCTCAGATTGCTGCGGCAAAGAAAGAAGCTGAAGCTAGCGCCGCTGACATCATCGCGCAGGCTAAAGCGGAAGCTGAGAAAATTATCGCTGACGCTAAGGAAGCTAGCTCAGACGACGAGGTCGTTAGCCGTAGTGTCTCTAAAAAGGATATTGTCGACGCTTACGACCATGGCATGAGCCACATGGAAATTGCTCGGAAATTCTATGGTAACGTCAACGACGACAGTATGCAAAAGGTTATTAGAGTAATCAGCGCAGAGTTTGAACCGCTGGACGACATTGACCCAGAGGTTGAAGTCACCGAAGCTTGGAGTTAAGCAAATGGACGGAACAAGAGAGGGAGAATTAAAGCGACTGAGCGAGGTATTTAACGACCCTCTCAAGTCCCGTCATGAGCGCAGACTAGCCCATGACACATTCAACAAGATATTACGCCAAGTAAAAGACAAAAAACTCACCGAATTACGTCGTAGGTTAATCCGAGCTCACAATGCCGAGGATGTAGATGCCGCTGAAAAAATAACCGATGAAATATATGATTACTCGCGACGGATGGGATATAAGTAGAAAAAACTCCACGATGATGAAAACCATTTTTCCCACGTGAGGAAAATGGTTTTTTTGTTTGGCTTATGCTATAATAACCTTACAATTAAGCACGAAGTGTGACTCCAAAAAACGAGAGCGCGTTGTCATCCAAAAAAAAGAAGGAAGCGTGCGTCGCAGCGTTGTATAAGCAGTTATCCGAGGTGATCGCCAAAGAAGCGCGAAACCGCCCAAGCCAGTACAGAGCAAAGGAATAGGCCCCCTGAGTGACTAGACAGCAGACGACAACTCTTATCCAATTTAATAGCATATTTATAATTTGGAGTGTTATTGAGAGATTTGGTATTTGTGGTGTATACTAAAAATACTTTAGTAATAAATGGGAGTCTTTACTAAGATGGGAACAAAACCACAAGTCGTTAAAGGCGCTATTGGCGCCACTATTGGTATTATTGCACTAGCCGGCATAGCTGGAGCAATGGGCAATACTAACAATCAGCAGCAACAACATGTGACACCAGTCGTACAGCCTGTAACATACTCAGACTGTAGAACGGAGGAAATACCGTTTGAAACGCAGTACGAGGGAAGCGTGGGTCAATACGGCTATACTGAATCAGTCAAGCAACAGGGTGCTGTTGGCAGCAAAAAGATTTGCAAACCAAATAAACCAGGCTATCAGGATAAGGTAGAGGTAGTCACACAACCAACACCTCATATTGTTGTTCGCACACCAAAGCCAGCGCCGCAACCAGTACAGCAGCAATCACACTATCGTGTCGGAGCAATCTGTCGTGATGGTTGGCAATCAAGTGCTACCGGAAGAGGCGCATGCTCACATCATGGCGGAGTAAGCGAGTGGCTGTACGAGTGAGGATATGAAAGATAAGCTTGTCGACTTTGTTGTTGGTATATTGGTAGTAGGAATGGTAATACTCGGAATGTATGTGTATAACCGCTACTTTGATAACCCTAGCAGCACAAAGTCAAACCACACTCACAGCAAGGGTAGCAATGCTTCAGGTATCACCAACCCAAGCAGTAGATATTACAATCCTATCGATGAAGACAATCATGATGATGAGGACGACGTGTACTATGAAAACTGTTCTGAAGCTCGTGCAGATGGCGCGGAATCAATCCGTGAGGGTGAACCCGGCTATCGGGAAGAACTTGACCGAGACGGCGACGGTATAGCATGTGAGCCATGGCACGGTAGATAAACAACTACCGTGCCACACAAAAATGCTGTACTACAACCTTACCATCACCTACACCGATACCAGTGTAGGTATACTTCGGGTCGAGCATGGCAGCTTTGTGAGGTGGTGAATTAAGCCAGCTATTCATTGACTGCTTTGTGTTAGTCACATTGTCATCCCATGTCAAATTCTCGCTAGCGTTTACGCAAACAGCAGATTGAAGTTGTCTCATCTCTTCTGTGAGAGGCTGGTTAGTGTCTGGCATGAGGTGCCCTCGGTAATTTCTGGCTATCATGTCGTCAGCTTTCATTTGAGCAGTCCTTGAGATATTAGGATGTAGCTTTAATGGTGCTACACCAACCTTGGCGCGTTCAGCATTTACGGCAGCAAGTATGGACTGTTCGGTGGGCGGAATAACCTTTGGCGGAAGGGACGCATCAGATTCCTCGGCATCGACTGACGATGCTTGCTTATGAGGAGTAATAAAGCTCTTAACAGCAAAACAAACCCCTATTACAGAGACGACTAAGGCTATAGTAACTATAGTGGAGACTATCACATTGATAGTTTTCTTCATATTTAGATTATAGCAAAAAATACCAGATTTGTCAATAACGCTCCAGATTAAGAGAAGGAGCTTTTTTTTATGGCATGGATGTGGAATTCACCTCGACCAGGTGCCCAAAATCAAAACTTAGCAAAAGACTGGGTAGACAGTGTGTTTGCCGGTGTCACTGGACAAACCCCTACATGGAAACTGCAAGAAACTATCGACAGAAACAACGCAGAATCTGCTAGATCGCAAGCAAAGCTGAAAGAGTTGCAAGAGCAGAAGAGTAACAAGGCTGCCGCTAATCAAGATTTGAACCTTGGCTACTACGGCGGCGGCTGGCGCAGTGGATACAGCGGTGGTAACCGTGCTAGCACTGCCCAATTAGCAGAATACGACCAAGGTATCGGTCAGCTAGAGCATGGCTTAGGCCGGGTAGACAACCAGCTAGGCGTGCGTCTGGGTAATATCAATAACCAGTACAATACCAAGAAAAATGAGCTACGTAGCTCATGGAACCGTGCAGAGGGCCAGTTCAACGACCAGACGCGCCAAAACCAGCAGCAACGCCGCACAAACATCAATAACATCAACGATCGTGCTTCTGTCGGCTTGCGCGGGCTACTTCGCTCGCTCGGTAGCATGGGTGCTGTCGGCTCAGATATGCAATTAGCAGGACGCGCGGTTCAGAGTCAAGCCAACCAGCAGCGTGCCGGCGCAGGGCAAACATACGCTCAGAACCAAAAACAAATCGACACCACATGGGGTCAGTTTAAGAACGACTATGCGGACGAAGATAAGAAACTGAATGATTGGAAAGCTAACGAAGACAATGCCGCCCGCCAACAATCTCAAACTACCCGCCAAAACCTGCTGACACAGCTAGCTCAGTTAAGAAGTCAGAAAGCTACTGCTCAAGGCGCCAATGGAGCAAATGCCGCTCGTGCCGACCTGAACCGTGCAAACGCCCTATCGAACGAAATCGACAACCTCGGCCGCCAGCAGAGTACTTACAACGGCAATAAGGTCCAGTACAACGCTAAAGACCTGGATTCCTACAAAGTCGGTGGTGATACGTCAGTCGGCATATCTAACCCGACAACGCCAGGTAGCGACCCAACGGTCAATATATATGACACGCGCCTCAAGCAAGAGGAAGAGCGCAAGCGCCAAAACCAATACCTGTAAGCAACTAGGAGGGGATTTATAGTATGGACTTTTTTCAGAGATTAGGTAACTTCTTTACTGGTAAAGGCTGGATTAATGATGACGAGAAACGTCGCAAAGAGCAGCAACCTCAGCCTGTACAACAGCAGCCAGTACAACAGTCAACTGTGCAGCAGCCAGCATGGATTCGTCAGAATGCACAGACGCCTACTATATCGCAGCCCACGGCTCCAAAAGCCAATACTAATCCCCTCCAGCAAGTTAATCAAGCAACTCAGCAATTAAATCTGAATAGTCAAAACAATCAGCTAAAACCACAGGTGACAGCAAATGATGCACCAAAAGTGCTTACTCCGCAAGGACAGCAAGATTGGGCTAACCAGCAGAATAAGCAGATACAAGCCCATAACATGGCCGTACAGCCGCCGAAGCCGCAGCCAGTCCAACAACCAGTGCAGCAGCCTCAACAGCCGCAGAAACCTCAGCCATATTTTGTCTATCAGAATCAAAATAGAAACCAAACACTGAACGATATAGCTAACCAAAACAAAGTGCCAACCCTAGCTCAACAAGTACAAAGGACAACACCGCTGCTTCAGCAGAAAGTGGAGAGAATTAATGCACCGATAAGCCTGAAAGAGAATGAAAAGGCAAACTTTTTTGATTATCTAAACCCATTCGGGCAGCATGGACTATTCGGTCCAAAAAATCAACAAGACTTTCAAAGAGCAATCAAGCCCATTAACGATGCTCTTAGCGGCTATGAAAAACGGATAGACTCTGGCGATAGTAAAGAGGGATTCCAGTGGAACGACCCCATGGACTACGCTCGCTTTGTTGCCAAGCTGCCGTCTGGTATGGCTAGCGGGTTAATAAACGCACCGTCAAAGATTGGTGCAGCAATGAGCGGGTACCGCGTTAAGGACGATGGAAATGTAGAGAAATTAAGCGACGAACAAAGAACAGCTACGCTGCTGGATGGGGCTATTGATGTCGGCGGATTAGCATTCGGCGGTAGCGGTACGCTATTGAAATCACTTGGCAAGCAGTCCGCAAAACAGGCGGCCGACCGAACTGCAAAACAGGCAATATTGAATACAGTTAAAGAAATTGCTAAAGATGGTGCTAAAGAAGGACTTGAGGAATCTACTCAGACGTTTTTGGGCGATGTAGCCGATAACGGCAGATTAGACGCCGGAATAAAAGACTATGGGCAAGCATTCGGACTGGGAGCCTTTGGCGGCGGCGTAATGGCCGGCGCCGGCAAGGGTGTTCAGGCGGGTAAAAGTACTTTGAACAGTGCGATAAATAGAGCTGTTCAAAATATTAATAGCGTACAGACTAGCGCGGATATCCCTAATGCGGCAGCGAAAAGCGACACAAACGCCATAGCCGCCCGCCAAAACAATGCAGGACGACTAGAGCAAGAAGCCTTAGCGCAAAGAGAGACCCAGCAGCCAATCCAGCCGCAGCAACAACCACAGACGCAAGCTCAAACTGCAGTAAACACAGCGATAAACCCTGTAAATAACCAGCAAACGGGATACTCATCATTCTTTAGACGCCCAGCAGAAAACAACTCAATCCGCCAAGCGGCAGAAGTTAATATCGCTAACAACCAGAATAACCAAGCTCACCCTATTCAATCGGTAGACACTAACCAGGCAATCCAAAACACCATGCCAAACGCCTCACCAGCGCTCAAGCAAGCGGTTAGTCAAAACATCTCTGATATCCAACGGGGCGACACAAACGCCATAGCCGCCCGCCAACAAACTACTGGCAGGCTAGAAAACTATCTTGTCGAACAAGCCACCCAAGGCGTACAGAACCGAGCAATGCAGGATGTGAGGTATAAAATGGTGCCTAATGGAACAAACCTATATCATGGCTCACCGCATACATTTGATAAATTCTCCACTAATAATATTGGTTCTGGTGAGGGAAACCAATCCTTTGGCTGGGGGCTATACTTCACTGATAACAAGGGGATTGGCGAGCATTATGCAGATATTGGCAATACTAACAGTCGTGCACGAATGAAAAACAATCTAAGCTCTGGTGAATTTAGAGATAGTTTATATGTGAATAAAGACAATATGTCCAATGAACTTCAACAATTCTTGACTAGGAACGGGCACAAAGTTATGTCCGATTTGAATCCAGATGAACTAGCATATCAGGTCGGACTATTGCGACAGGAGAGTCAACGTTATGCTAAAAAGGCAAATGATATGGCTGGAACTGGCTTTGATCGTGATTTTCTCGCACAGTCTGAAAAGTACGATAAGCTTGCTGACGAGCTAGATGAAGTTGTACGTAATGGCTCAAAAAAGAGACATGCCGCTGAACAAGAAATCGACCGAAGAATCGATAATGCTGACTCTGGTAAAAACCTGTATAATGTAGGACTCACCAGTAATGACGGTCGTGACTTCGACTTCTTAAGTTGGTATGACGCTGTTGATCCCGAGCAAAAGCACAAAATAAAACAGCAAGCCCTTATTGAGAATTTGATTGATAAATGGGGAACTAGCGTAAGAGACGATGGAAGTTATCCTAATTCGATTCCGTTTGACACTGACGAATCTGGGGCATCTGTATATCATAAATTGCAAAGCGAGTGGGGTATGACGCCAAAGAAAGCCTCTCTGTTCTTAAACCGTGCTGGTATTGATGGAATCGTTTATCCTGCAGACTCCCTATTTAATGCCGACAATCGAGACCTTAGCAAAGCAGAGAGTACTAATTATGTGGTATTCGACGAAAATAACGTAAAAATACGAGACTATGTAAAATTCAAAAAGCAGGAAGCGCGTACTCAAGAATTGACTAATGATATACAGAAAGAAGGCAAATTATTAGTACGCCAGCTTCAGCTGACAGGTGATGAAAAGCTCGTCTTCAACGAGTGGCAAAATGAAATGCAGAGAAAAGCATTAGGCTACTACGATCCAAAGACTGACAAAATCAATCTAAACAAGCTTACAGAAGACACTCTAAACCACGAACTAGGACATAAGCTATTAGAACGTACAGAAAACAAGCCAGAGCTGCTAAACGCTATCCGCCAGGCTTACGGAGACGACTACCTCATAAACAAATATGGCAGGCAATATGGCAACGACATCAACCTACTGGCTGAGGAGCAGCTCGCAGACGGCTTTAGTGAATACTATAACGGAAGACTAAACGGTGAAGATAAAGTGCGTCTAGGCGCTAGATTAGGTATTCCTCAAAAGGTCCTGGCAGTATATGACCGCATTACTGAAGCCATAAAATCACTCATCGGCAAGCAAGACATCATCAAGCAGTTCTACGCTCAGATGGAGACGGGGAAGTTCCGCAACTCCCAACAAGTACCAGGTGGTGATGGTCGGATTAAAACAATGAGCCTTGATTCTGACGTAAGCGAGCGGGCTGTTAGGTCCTTCAATTCTGTCCGACGGGGCAAGCAAATCAAGTCCGTTGTTGGTCAATTATCTGAAGATGGTGCTAGAAAAGTAGCAGAAGCATTACGATCAACCGACTTTAATAAAAAAGCTCGGTTGATTATAGATAAGAATGCCGTAAATCATTTGCGAAACAGTGGACACCTTACGGGATTAGGCAGGAATGGCGCAGACGCTAACCCTCTAACGGAAGCAGATATCAGGGCTCTGCCTCATGTATTCTCAGACCCTGATGTAGTATACACGTCAGGCACTGGTAGGACTGGTAAGCGCATGGTGTTTGAACGACAATTAGATAACCACCATCGTATTGTTGCTGAGCTTGAATATAGCGGTAAAGATTTTAATCTGGTAACATACTTTAACATAAACAAAGACTTGCCAAACGACAAGCCTGCTATGTCTTATTCCCCAGAGGGGGTTGTTGCTGCGGATGAATCCGGCCGACAACCTTCACGTCCTGGACGGTCCTCTAGCGACCCAGACAACGGGTTCAACGATAGTATACCAAATGTCCCTCAAAATGTCAATAACGACCTACGCTTCAAACATCCTCTCCAAGACCAAATAGACGATATCCAAAACAATCCTAAACCAAGAATGACCAAAGAGCTACGCCAAGCCATAGACGAGGAAATCTACAACTACTACCCAGAACTATTCGTGAGCGAAGCTGCCGACCTTCAAAGCGCCAACGGCGATTGGAATATACCTCGTCTGCATGTAGATGACTTAAAGCACTATTTAGGAGAATTAGCCAACGATATACCATCAAGATATAAGAGACGAGACGGTAAGAGAGATATCGATACCGTAGCTCAAGAGATGGGCTATGACGATATCGACAGCTTCATCAATGAGATACATCGAGTGCTAGAGGCTCGCCGTAATGCGCGCGCTGGTAAACGGCGACTAGCAGAGCTGCGTCGAGACCCAGATATTATTGCTGATGCACAACAAGCGCTTGCAGCTAAAAATAGCAGTAATCCTCAGCCTGCTCAATCCCAACAATCACCCGACGAACAGCTAAAAGAGATCGCTCAAAATCAGCCGCTCGAACAACAGGGTTTTAAAAACATACCACTAGAAGACAATCACTTGCTAACCAAAGGCAATCTATACGAGCAAACAAAGCCTGGTATACGAGACGATTGGACGAAGCCATTCCAGGACGGCGATTATGAATACCGCCTGCACACCAAACGCAGCCGCGACGGCAAGAAAAGCTTTAATAGCTTTGAACGCCGCTATGTTGGTGATGATGGAGAATATGGCGACTGGATGCCAATCTCACGAGCAGCTTACATATGGAAAAGTCAGACCAAAAAGATAGGCAAGGTTAATAGAGACCAAGCAATACAGGAAGCCTTAAATGCCGCCGAGCAAGACGGTGAGGTCCAAGAGTTTATAGCGTATGAAAATCATGGTCGTGAGGGTGGTATTGCAGTTGTGCCGCTAGTGGGCGAGCACTCAATTGATGGCGGCTTCGTCCGTAATCCAAAGACGGGAGAAATTGAAGGTAACTATATTCAAGTAACACCGTTTGGCGTAGTACACCAAACAAACGGTAAGTTTGACGTGTTAGAGGTTGACCATCTGACAAGCGCCCTAGATAAAAGTAAAGGCGGTATAACAGATAACTTTAATCGCTTAGTCGAGAAAAACGTTAAAGACGAACTTGGGCAGAAGCTACTCAAAGACCTGTACTATCAAAAGACCGAGGCATACGCTAACTATGCTGATGCAGTTGAAAATATCATAGGTAAACACAAGGAAATAGCTAAGTATGTAGATAAAGCTCGACCACGATTTAAGAATGAAAAGAAGTTCTGGGAAGATGTGGGAATGTATACCGAAGGTAAATTCCCAGTAGGTGCTGCTGATGAAAGTATGCAAACGGCATTCGCGAAAAAATATGGCGAACAGGCGGCTGCCCGCGTCAAAGAATACGATCAGTTTATGCGAGAAAGCTATGATTCAATGATTGAGAACCTGAATGAGATTAGGCGAATGTATGGTAAAGATGAAGTCCCATACCTCAAAAACTACATGCCTCATATCGAGAAACGTAGCGGCATGCTAGGCCGCGCCGTAGATAAGCTGCTAGCCGCTTCACCAGTAGGTATTAAGGGAGATATAGAAAGCCAAGCCCGAGGCGAGATACCGGCCTCATTAGCAGGACTATCAGCTGATTTCAAACCAACTCATAAGTTCAATGCTAACGAGAAGCAGCGGCGCGGCGGTATGATGGATTACGAAAAAGACCCGCGCAAGGCTTTTGAATACTATACCGATGTGATGCTCTACAATACCCATATGGAGCCAGTGATTGCCCGTGGTCGGCAAATAGAGTCATCAATGAGGGCTATGGATATGGCGAGAAAAGATGGTACACACATTGACCCAGATAGCAATCTCGCGCAGGGCGAAAAAATATCGAATAAGGCTACTATTGCCGTACAAGACTTTGTAAATGAGATGGCTGGCAAGAGTAGTTCGTTAGACCGTCCATTCATAGACAGAACTAACGCAGGAGTTCAACTTATCCGCCGTCTAGAAAGTGTGAATGGTGCTAATAAGATTTTAGGTAACCTATCATCAACCTTAGCGCAGACATTAAACCTGCCAGAAACGGTCCGAGATAATGGACTGCGCAACACTGGTCGTGCGTTCTTAACAGCATTCCAGAAAGACACTAAAGAGGCAATGCACAAATCAGCATTCCTACGCGAGCGCTACACAGATACTGAAGGTAAGTTTATTAAGTCAAACTACCAGAAAGCTACCAACGCAATTAGCATAGTGTCAGGCATGAATCTGGTAGAAAAGAAGTTTATACAACTCAACTGGGCAGCTAACTACAACAGATTTAAGAAGCAGGGCTTGACAGGATATCAGCTGATAAAAGCAGCCGACCAAGCAACGGAGCGGGCTGTCGGTGGACGCGGTATCGGTGCTATGCCGCAGGTGTATAAATCGACGCTAGGTAAGATGTTCTTGCAATTCAGCTACGAAACAAACGAGAGCTGGAAAAACAACATTGCCCATGCTAAGAAAATCGGTTCAGACATAAAATCTCTTCAGTTTAAGGATGGTGCTGTCGGTGCGGTACGAGCCGCTGAAGCATTTGTGGTAGCCTATGGGCTAAACATGCTGATGAAGCAAATTACTGGTAATGAGCCGCTAGTTAATATGGCTGATGCAATCAAAGACGCACTAAGCAATGACGCCGATGGCGATGGTGAGGATGACAAGCTGGGGCAAAAAATAGCCCGAGTCACCGGTGAAGCAGCAAAGGCAAATCCATTTTCACAGGCAGCGGTCAATATGATACCTAAATCAGAGCGAGAAAAGATATTTGGCAAGTCAAGCGACTTCGGCCGCTTTGATGGTGCTACTGGCGTAGCACAAACGGCTAGTAATTTACTAGGTGCTGGATTTTCTGCGGCTCAGGGCGATAAGGAGAGTGCCGAGAAGAACTTGCGAGGATTGATACCAGCCGGCAACCAGATAAAGAAAACTACCGAGGGTGCACAATTGTTGCGCGAAGGCGCTGATACCTATACTGACAAGTATGGTAAAACGCGTACTAACTTTGAAGTAGACAATAACGACCCTTGGACACAGGCAAAAGCTTTGCTATTTGGTAAAAATGCCGTACGCCCTGATGAGAAAGCAAATGGCGGTACTCTATCTACTGGCGGCGGTGAGGCCGGCAAGGCAGCTAGAAACTTTGAACGCGGACTGAAAAAGGGAGAATACAAAATCCAGGATGGTCTGCTGGTAAATAAAAAAGGTGATGTTCAACGGGAGTACTATAAAAACCTCGCTACCGCCCAGGGCGAAAGCGATGAAGCCTATGATAACTGGATGAAAGCCTACAATATTGATGGCGCATCGACCATAAAGAAAGAGTTTAGTTCGGGCAATGATATACTGAATAGACTAGAAAATGGTGAGAAGAAAGCTAATAAAGCCAAGAGCGCCGTAGACATCCTCATGGGCAAACATAAGGACTTGCCAGATTGGGTACGAGAACGCTACTATCGGGAGTCTGGTTATACCAAGGAGCAAATCGAGTACGGGGCAATGACTACTCATAAGGAAGTGAGCCTGATGGACAATTATTGGCGTCAGAAGGCACAAGAGTCGTCGCACGAGGAGCTGATGCAAGCACTTACTAACGGACGCCGTAAAAGTATCACCGGACAAATGTTTGCCAAGAATGGCGTCATCAATAAGTTACGGGCCGAGGGCTACATAACTAAGTGGGAAGCAAAAGCCCTCAATGCCGCTCAATTTGACGTAGATGGCAACAGGATTACTAAAGAGATGTCTGGCGGAGGTAATGGTCGGAGCGGTTCTGGACGCAGCAGTGGTGGCAGAGCTTCATCATCGCCATTGATATCGGCTGCTGTCAAAAACATCAACAGCCTAACCTCAGCCGCACCAAAAGCAAACCAGACCTCAGTAAAGGGCGTAAATATTAACCAGATAGGACAAAACCTGATTAATAGATCGGTTACTCAGAGGCAAGTAAACGCTACTTTGAAACAATGGAACAGCACCAGTAAGAAGAATCCAAAAATACACATCAAGAAAGCGCGAGCATAATTACTCAATTTATGCTATAATTAAGAGTAAGAAAACAGCGTGACCTAAATAACACGGAGCGTCTGGCAACAATAAGCCGGCTCCGTGTTTTTAATTCAGGAAAACGCTATGAACACTAGACAACTCGTATCAGCAGTCATGCTAAAAGCTACTGGTAAAGTACGAAACTTACCAGAAACCGACAAGAAGTATCAGAAGATACTTGGTATTGCTAATATGTATATTCCTGTATGGCAAAGCGAGCCGAATGTTGATTGGCAATCATTATACGAGCCATCCTATTTTATAGGAACACTATCGACAGAGCAGTCATACGATATCGATACAAGTGAAGTAGCTAAAGTAAGCAATATTCTGGGTGACACCATTAAAGTCCGAAAAAACGGACAAGTAAGAGAGTACACTACAGTACCGCCAGAGCAAGCAGGAATGTATAAAGGACAAGACTGCTGCACAATCGCTGGTAATAAATTGGTGTTTATCGACACCATTAGAAATGATGATCCAATGCTGGGCGGGGAGATTGAAATACCTGTCTACTTAAAAGCGTCATTACTTACTGGAGCTGGCAGTACTATCCCAGTAGACAATCCAATGTGGCTAGTAACAATGTGTGCAGCTGAGTATGCCCGTAACGACATTCTCCTACAAAACCAATACGGCAACCTCATCGAAGAGGCAAATCAGTTAATGCAAAAGATGATTGAAAACAATGCCGCTCAGGCTAGCTATCGGCCGCTACATATGGTCCCAGGAGTGTCTGATATATGCTAAAGCCTGCCAAAAATATGAAGTCGCCAAAGATACAGCGCTTGGCGGTGCAGGACTGGCAGAACGGTGTAGTAACAGCCTTTGATGACGGTCGTTCGCCGTTAAGGGGTTTACGGTCATGCGAAAACATGATTCTGGATCAGGACTCAGTCATCACGTCTAGGTGCGGCACGGCAAAATACGGTCCGCAGCCACTGGGGGAAGTATTGGGCGAGTTAGCAGAGTTTCGTAGTACAACTAATAAAGGCTCGATAAATTGGCTAGCCTGCTTGCAGCGAATTAACAATAAGACAAAATTATGTATTGCTAAAGGTGAAGATGCTACCTGGCAAGTAATTGATGGTAAAGAATACCACGAGTCATCCCGCGGACACTTCAGGCAGATAAGTAACAAACTACTGATTATGAATGGTGAGGATACGCTGAGTTATTTGGATATTTCTACTATGAAAATTGTAGCATTCCAGAAAATAGCCGACCCAACAGTACCAATATTGGACAAGAATACAGGGTTAACTGGTACTGGATTCAAGGTATTTTATGCGGTCACTTTTAATTCTACAGTGGGTGAGACAGCAGGCTCGCCATTACTTTCTACAACTATATCTACAGACCGAGACATGTGGAATGGTGAAAAGCAGAGTTTATCTATTAAACGCCCAGACAGCACGGAGGCCAAATCGTGGAACATCTATTGTGGTGTTGGCGTAGACGGTGGCGGTGATCCAACGTTATATCGACTATCAACAGCACTACCGATGGATCAGGTAACGTTTATTGATAGTGGGTCACGTAGTCTGGATATGTCTATACCTTTGCCTAAAGACAACAATACTGCTGGCCCAAAAGCCACGCGCGGCGATGTAATTAACGGGCGCATTTGGTTGACTGGAGATAGAGAAAATCCATTCTACGTTTGGCGCGGCGGTGATTATGGACACGAGCTAGACTTCTCGCCAGGGTACGGAGGTGGCTATACGCCTGTTGGCAGCGGCACAAAGGAAGTGCCAATTGCAGTAAGACCGTATCGCGATGGCAAGGGCGATCCAAAAGTTACCGTTCTGTCTAGTGGTACGAACGGTGCTGGTAAGCGATTCTATGTCGCACCAACGAACATATCATATGGCGATGAAAGTATCACTGTGTGGCAAGTACAGGAAGACACTGGAGCCGACGGTACAGATAGCCCCGATGCTGCAGTAATTTACAACAACGATCTGCTTTATCCAAGTCGCGATGGATTCAAGACTACGGGTACGCTGCCGCAATTACAAAATGTATTATCCACCAAGAGAATAACTAACACTATTCAAGATGCAATTAGTACGCTGAATACCAAAGCTATCAAGAAAGCTGTTGGATTAGCATTTGAGGGACGTGTGTACTGGGCATTACCAGTCGCAGCTAACTATAATAATCAAATTTGGGTTTATGATGCTGAGCGCAAGGGTGCATGGATGAAGCCGTGGAATATTCGAGCCGATTGGATGACTCTGTATAACGATAACTCTGGCGTAACACATTTTCTAATTACTCAAGGAGATAAGATTGTTGAACTGTCAAAGAGTGTCAAAACGGCAGATGATGGAAGATTATTCAACACGAGCGCGCAAAGCGGACAACTTCGATTTGAGGAGACTGGCCGCGATTGGGCGCGAGTATTAAGAGCTGTATTTACCCTGCTGCGCCCACAAGGAAGAATAACGTTAAATGCTACCGTTAAAACTGAAGATGGGCTTCAGAACTTTTCTGAAACACGATATTTTGGCGCAACATCAAGCCGCACTGGTTGGAGTGAGCCGGGAGTGTATTGGAGTACACCAGGCGTGCAGTGGAGTGGAATAAAGAATGTTCCAAATATATTTAATTCAGCAAGCGAAGATATAGAGTTGGAAATTGATGAGGATGCTCAGTGGGTGCAATATGGCTGGTCATCATCCGAATCTGGAGTAAGCTACGCGATGTCAAGGGTGGTATTTGAGTACGTCAATATTGGTACGAAAGATCTAAGCTAAAGGAGGAAATTATGGCAAGTATAGAAGATAAAATTACACGAGTAATGGACGGCTCTTATCCAAATGTAGCGCACGTGATAAACCCGCGCGCGGCAGGATCCGACACATTGATGACTGACGGCTTAAGCGGCTGGAGTACAGAAACGGCAATGAATTTCATAACCTATAGAGCCGACTCTGCTGGCAACGTAATTGAGGGTACTGTCCGCGATTGGATAGGAGTGGCCAACAAAGCAAACAGCAGTATCATAAACCTGAAGCTATTAGCAGGTCCTGAAGATGATGGTAGCAATGTCGGTGATATAGTTCAGCCATGCGCCTCTGCTTCGTATGCTGATCGTCTGGCGCAAGCTCTACTAGAATCCCTTGATACAGACGGAAAATTAAAAGAGGGTATAGTTGAGACTAAGAATATAAAGGATAAAGCTATCACTCCAGAAAAGGTTGATTTTGCGTCGCTACCAGCATACGACTACAGCTCTGAGGAGGTTGATACAGGCAGGAAATGGATTGACAGAAAGTCAATCTATCAGAAATCTATAACTTTTACTACGAAGGGTTCTGGCACAGAAGAAACTGGAGCAAACAATGAAACGTTCGACTACATAGATAAGCTAATTTCTCTGGATGCTGTTCTGAATATGTCGAACGGCGAGAGATATCCAAACGGCTACACAAATCCAGGCGCGCCATCTTTACAGTATTTTCAGCTTAAATTCGCTAACTGGGAAGGTGCCCCAAAAATACGTTACCAAACAAGAACTGTTGGCGTTGTAGCGATGACTATTTTGTATACGAAGAAATCTAAAGAGGACTAGATGTCTGCGACAAACCTTGTCTGTCTATCGTATAAGTGGTAAAATATAACCATAAGTTAAACAAAGTGTGATCTCAAAAAACGGAAGCACGCGTAATCATGAAAGGCTTCCGTTTTTTATATGCCAAAATCAGATACAGAGCAAAACGAGCGCCTAGCAAGACTAGAGGTATTTAATGAGAAGGTAGTAGAACCGTCTCTTACGCAAATCTTAGAAAAGTTAGACGGACTGGTGTTAAAACGCGAATTTGAAGAGTATAAAAAATCGACTGACGACTCACTAAAGAAACTAACGGAGTTAAACGACAAACTGAATAGTAATTTTCTAATCAAGGTAATAGTACTGTCTGAAAATAAGGTATTAAACTTTTTTGCTGGCACTATTTTTACTCTGTTTATCGTAGCCACAGGATTGAGTGCGATGCAGATGGCACAGCAATTTTTGCGGCAACCAAACGTGATTAAAGAGGTAATTAATGTCAAGGAGGGTAAATAATGGCAGTAGATATCAACGTAGATCAGTATGCACTCAAGCGTCTAAATATGTTCTTTCCAGCCGATACTGATAATACTGGTCGAGACGGCAATCTAACCGGTCAATGCGTATCGCTAGTCAAGTGGTTTCTAGCAGAGATGACAAGCGTACCTAATCCGTTCATAGCACGCGGTCACGCTAAAGATTTTGGCGACCAGCTGGTACGAGAAGGCCACGCTTACGTAGTATCATCACCGAAACGCGGCGATATTGTTGTCTGGAAACAAGATGGCGGTGGATATGGACACATTGGTGTTGTGACGAGCGGCGATGTTTTTGAAGAGAATGTGCATATACCAGGTCCCGTCACGCGCGTAGTAGATGGCGACGTAGTCTATGCTTCGCGCCTTGGCAAGATTAACGAGAGTTTTCGCCGCGGAGCACCAACGTTTTATCGAGTACGCACCTATGTCGAAAACCTGCCAAAGCCAGCAGCGCCAAATAACGCGCCAGCTATTCAGCAAGCATACAGAGAAATCCTAGAGCGTGAGGCTGATGCGGGCGGATTAAATCATTATCTATCTCAGATGAGTAAAGGCTGGAGTATCGAACAGGTACGTCAAGATTTGATGGAGTCGGCAGAGCGACGCACGCTATTGGCTAACAAGACTAGGGCCGAAGCTGAGCGCAAAGCGCGTGAGGAGACCGCCAGAAAGGCGGCCGAGGAGAAAGCTCGCCAGGAAGAGCAAGCACGCAAAGAAGCTGAGGAGAAAGCATTGCGCGAAGCTGAGGAGAAGAAAAAACAGGAGCAGGATAGTAGCGTAGATACTCGACTATCTAAAATCGAAGAGATGTTGCGATTTATTGTAGATTTTATTACATCAGTGTTTAAGTTTAATAAAAAATAAGGAGGATATTATGGAAAAAGTAAAATCACTATTTAGCGCTAAAACCGCTAAAGGACGTATGGTTCGCAGTTTCCTGCAAACTATCGGCGCTGGCCTAGCATTGCTAACAGTAGTAGTCGTAGCACCAGAGTTTAAAAGATTTCTAGACATGTTAGGGCTTGGCGGCTGGATCGGCGCAATAGCTAGCTTCGTAGCTGCTGCATCTGGTGTTTGGTCGGTCGTAGAAAAATGGTACTACAAGCTAGCTGCTTGGGCGGAATCGTAAAACATGAATCAACAGAAAATAACCATCACAAAATCAAGTCTGTATTTTCGCGAGTGCAAGGCTTGCGGCTGCGTCACTTTGCACATTGGCAAGACCACGCCAGAGGTGTCGCAAGGCTCAACGTACAACGACTGCTTGCAGTGCCTGGTTGACGCGCACAGCGTACCAGGATTAAGCCGCTGGATTGACCCGAAAACTGGCAAGACGCTGACTGAACCGCGCGGCAAGACGCCGCCGAAAGCGAAGGAGTAATCATGGAATTTAAGCGAGGCGATACAGTTACTCACACCCTAGTAATTCCAAAGCTGTTCTATAAGCCTGGACTTAAAGTATTCTTCATGGCAAAAGAGGAGATGGACGACGATACAGCCGACGCCAAGGCTTTAATAGCACGCGAATTTGGCGACAGCAATATCGTTAGCCGCGAAAACAACGAAATTACTTATGAACTGAAATTTCAGCCAAGCGACACTAACGGCATAAAATTTAATGGTGATGCTAGGATAACGTTGCAAGGTGAGTTTGAATTTAGATATCCAGATGGTCAAATTAAGACATTCCCAGAAACTAAACCGCTAAAAGTAATTGTTTATTCTGATGTTAGGAGGGGAAATGGCTAACGTTACGATTACGGCCGATGGCACAGTTCAAGTGATTAAAATTGGCGAGGTGATTACTGGTCCACCAGGTCCTCAGGGTGTTCAGGGCGAGCCAGGCAAGCCGCTAAGATATGAAGACCTAACGCCAACTCAAAAGGCGGAATTAAAAGGCCCGAAAGGTGATAAGGGCGATACTGGCGAAAGAGGTCCACAGGGTGTACCAGGCCCCGTAGGTCCTGCTGGTCCCAAAGGAGACCCCGGCACTACCGACTACAATCAATTAGATAACAAGCCAGACCCAACCATAAAAGCCGACAAAAACTACGTAGACAGTCAAGATACAGTTCTTACGAAGAAAATAGACACTGGATTACAAGGCAAAGTCGATAAAGCTGGCGATACCATGACTGGTAAATTGACGCTTGCGCCAACCGAGTCTACAACTCTCAGATTAGCCACAACCTCTAGCAGTCCTTGGCAAGAATTAGTTATGTCGCACATGGGGAATGGCGGCATTCAAAACATCATAATTTTCAATGGACAAAACGCAAACAATGTCGAAACTCGATATGCACAAATCCAGGCGATTATGTACGAACGCCAGAGAAGTCTGAGTTCTGTGATTATAAGTACCACGGGAATCAACGGGTTGAGACCTGTCGCAACTTTCGTTGGGGGCGAACTAAGGCTTGAAAACTCTAAATTGACCTTTGGTGCAAGCGACGTCGCAATGATAGCGGGCAACGGTATGCCAAACGGCAAAGTTCTAGCGCGCCAGTTGGCTCAACTTATATAGATAGAGACGCTACTAATGGTGCTATTCGTT